TGGGAGTTGTGTTGCTTTGTCCTCATCCTTTTTGTTCAGGACTTGGGATAAATCTACTGCTTGTGCTACGTTTAAGTCATTCATCGTCCGAATGCTCCATTCTTTGTTTAAGGTCTGTTATGTATTGCCGTGCTGTAAGAAGACCTCTAATCTCACCACACGTTCTTTGGTAGTCACCAAAATCTTTGGCTTGTCCGCCGCTAATCCAATTACTTAATTGCGCTACTTTTTTGTCTATGTCGTCCCATAGATTTTCAAAAGCGTCCATTAATCACCTTTCTTTTTAGTTTCCTTCTGTTTTTCCATCATTTCCCTCTGAATCTTTACGTCTAAATGATTTTTTAGGGCATCTGCCATCAATTCTTGCTTGTGATGCTCGTCATCTTTCATATGTGTGCTGACATGCTTGAATGCCTCCATGCCAACCTTAGCGGCAAGCTCAGTTTTGTCCTTTTGTTGCTCCATAGCCATCTTAACTGCGTCCATTTTGACGTCCATCGCTTGTTTTTCACCCTGTAAACGGGTCTGAGTAGCAATTCTTTCCCGTTCAATCTGCTGTTGTTGCTGTCTAAGGGCAATATCAGCCTGATCTTTCTGGGCTTTACGCTGTTGCTCTTGCATTTTGATCTGCATTTCTTGCTGTTGTAGCTGAACCAGTGGGTCTTGAGCTTGTTGTTGAGCTTGTTGCTGGGCAACTTGCTGTTGATTTTGCTGTAACAACTGGGTTGCAGCCTGAGCCAACAACGGTGCAAGTCGAGCTTCGACCTCTGGATTCATGTGAACCTCTTCGCCGTACTCGTCTTCCATAGGAGGCAGGTTCATTCCGAGCTTTTGCTCGATCTCTACACGGTATTGCCAGCCCAAATGCTCGTTGATGTGAGCCATCATTGCACCCTGAAGCGCTTGCGCTTGGGGATTTTGCCCCAACAACTGAGCAATCTTAGGATCTTGCATCGCTGACATATGCACAGTGATGTGTGCTTGGTGGTCTTGATACGCAAAAGCCTTAACTGGCTTGCCCATGAGTATGTTCTGGTTTTCGGTGACCGGATCTTCTGGCTTCTGGTCTTCAGGCAACGGTATGAGTTTGTTTGCATTCTTAATTCCAATCACTTCAATCATCTGGCGGTGCAACAGTGGCATGTTGTAGTACTGAGGTGCAGTCTGTGCCAACTGTAAAGCGGCTTGATACTGAACAATCTTCTGCGCTAATGTTGACGCATTAGGATCAGAGACTGGAATTACATCAATATTTTTATAATCGGACTTGCGGGCTTTAGGACTTCCAGTTTCAGGATCATAGTCATATTCACCGGGAGCGTTGTCTGCAATGATTTCTTTGAGTAACTTAAGTTCTTGTTTTAAGCTGTAGTGGATACGAGCTTGAACTGCGGACATAACCTTAAGTGTACGTTCCAAGATAGCCAAAGTAGTTCCGACAGGAGCGGCTGCCGACATATCTGAGACTTGTAAATCTGCTGTGTTTGCAAAGCGTCTTCCTTCCTCTACGATAGTATTTAACAAAGAATACAAGACTTGGCTTGGCTCTTTGTATGGAAGTGGCATGATGTTATCTTTCATCGCACCACTTGGAACATCTACGTCTCTAAACTCACCGGGAGCTATTGGTGTGTCATCCCCTTTGACCCGCAGACCACGGGTCTTAAAGCCACCCGGCAGATTCGATAAGGATCCTGCATCGACCAACTGACGTATGATTGAAGTGCCAGATTTAGCATAAGCACCGATAAGATGGATAAGACCAAAAGCGTAAAAGCCAAAACCGGGAATATAGCTATAGTGGACCAGATGCGTTCTCTTTTGATAGGTTTCATCGCCTTCTCTCCAGTTTCTACGGATTGACAATACCGTGCCGGTGGACTTCTCGATTGTGACTACATATGGCAAAGCCATGCCAGTCATCTCACCGTCTTCGGTATGCTCAAATCCTGATAAGTCTAAGTTGGTTTGAATTTCTAAAATCTTAAAGCGGTCATCTTGGAAAGCTTTAAAGCCTAGCTTCTCAGCAATCTTCTTCTCAACTTCATCTAGGACTGACTCTGGCTCGCCAAGGTCAACGTCCCGATAGAATCCTGACAACTGTAATCTCTTGAGGTCATGCTCAGTCTTTCTCATAACGTGCGTTACACGCTCTGCGGATTGAAGATCTGGAGCGCCATAAGGAACTACGATATCTTCTGCAGGAACGTACAAAGCGACCTGACGTTTTAGGATTGGATCTTCGTAGACTTTCTTAAATGCGTTACCTGCTAATCCCAAGCCCCAAAGCATACGCTCGGTCTCTGGGCGGTACTCTGACATCACTTCGGTCAGTTCGTAGTTCATGTCATCTTGAACACGCTGGGCAGAATCTTTTAATGCGGGTGTTTCTTTGCCGAGGATGTGGGTTCTAACAGGACCCTGTGCTGGGAAAATTGCCATCATTGTTTCGGCTTGGAACTTGACTAAAGCTTCAGCCAACATAGGATGGTAGACGCCACATGCGCCTTCCCAAGGTTCGGCACGTTCTTCAATTTTTAATCCAAGCAGTTCAAGGCCGTCAACGTAAGTTTGGATCCAGTCTTTACGGGAAGCAACGTCAGAATCAAACTCGCCAATCAAGTCACCTGAGATTTGTGTTAATTCACTTTCAGATAAATACTCAGCTAAGTTTGCGCCAAAGTCATCAGTGACTTCTGTCTCTTCTTCAAGAACAACTAACGACCCGTCTTCAGGACCTTCGATTACGATCTCCATTGGAGATTCTTGTTCTGCTAGTTCATCAATCCCTTGGGGAGCTGAGTAAATGGCCTTATCAATCGGCATATGTTATCCTTATTTAAAAGTTGGGCCTACTACCCAACTCACTGCTGAATACCGCACCCCTTTAGTTACCGAGGTTACCTTGTGTTCTAAAAATGACGGAAACACTAAAACACTTCCTTGTTTAAGTTTAGGTGAAGGAACGTCCCTAAATTCTAACTCACCTCCATCAAAATCACTAGGATCATTCAATAAAAGACTGATAGAAAGCTTTCTTTGAAGCCCGTTGATTGGGTTGGCAGAGTCTCTGTGCCAAGTATAGTGACCGTTTTCGTTGTATCTTCCAATCTGAACCGCTTCCATTCCTCGGTATTCATAGTTCCAACCGCAAACAATATTGGCGGCGTCTATGTAGGATTTGAGAATACAACCTACGGGGGTCAGTTGATCTAGCCAAACGATATCCGTGTTTCTTAATTTTTCGTTTTCTACGCCGGGTTCTGTCAACGAACTGCCAACCTGAGCCGTTATTTTCTGATTCCAATCCACGCCTTTTAAAATTAAGTCGCAATATTCTTTTGGGATAATTGAATCCCAGTGGTAGTAAAAGTTATCTAACATTAGTAGTAAGCCGTCTTTTTCTTAGGGACGTAGTCATCCCATTCATCAGTCTGTAGTCGTATAAACCCGCCCTTACGGAATCGGATCAGGGCTTGGGTTGCAGAGTCGACTAAGTCATCGTGGTCTGAGTTGGGGAAAGCCGCCATTTCTTCTACGACTTCCTCCGCCCACCTCGTACGGGGCGCCCACACTTTTCCGGACGCAAAGATATCCGCTACGGAATTAACCCGCATTACCTTATCGTTCCCCCTAGTTGGGGTGAACTCTTGCACTGGGATGCCCATTTGTCTAAGTTCGTAGACTAAAGGAGCGCCAGATGCCTTAGCTTCAATAATACATGAATCTGGTTGCCATTCCTTATATTGTTCCATTGCACAAGCCTTAAGTTCTGGAAACTCCATTCGGCGCTTAAAGGCGTTTAATAAAATAATGTTGGCGTCATTTGGGTTTTCGTCTTTATAGAAAACGCCCCAAGTTGTACAAGCGGAATAGTCCGACCTTTCATTTTTGGTAAAAGCCGTATCCCAAGATTGGATAATGAACTCACATTGAGGGGCATGGTCTCCTTCCCACTCCTGCCACCACTCCCGCTTAACAATCGCCCCCTGTTCGGAAGTCGGTTGTTGTTGGTACTGGGCTTGCCACTTGTTTAAGGGTAATTCCCTACGCAGCGCACAGAGTTCATCGTAGCTCCAGAACTCAGGCCATAAGGGTTTCTCCGAAGGCAAAATTGCGGGAAAGTCGATTACTTCCCATTCATCCCCGTCCCGCTCGGTAGCCGCTTTTAAAATTTTTCCCGTCAAGTCCCTCAGACTCCAACGGGTCATCACAATCACAATCGCTCCGCCCGGTTGCAGACGTTGTCTTGGACCGGAGGTATACCATTCATATACCTTATCAAAAACCGAAGGGTCTCCGGCCGCTAAAGCCGCCTCCTGTTCCGAGTGTGGGTCGTCAATAATGACGAGATCGCCACCTTTACCCGTAACAGTACCGCCAACACCAATAGCAAAATACTCGCCATTACCGTTAGTACTCCAACGACCAGCAGCTTTAGAATCAGCCCGAAGGCGGACGTTTGGGAAGATCTTGGCATATTGTTCACTATCTACTAAGTTACGGACTTTTCGTCCGAATCCAACGGCAAGTTCGGCGGTGTTGGAACATTGGATGATTTTTTTATTGGGAAACTTTCCCAAGAACCAAGCCGGTAGCATATAAGAAGCAAACTCAGACTTAGTATGACGAGGCGGCATATTGATAATAAGTCGTTTAAGTTTTCCACTGGCAATCTCCTCAAATTTTTCCGCCATGACCTTATGATGGCGTCCGTCAATAAAGCCGGGCCACATGGTATGGACAAACTCCAAAAAGGACTTTTGCCCCTTTTCCATTTTTTCCGAATCCATCCACTCCGCAGCCGCTTTTAAAATCTCGGCTTGGTCTTCTGGAGGAAGCTGACTTAGGATCTTCTCAAAGTCCATCACGGATCCTGACGTGTTTTGGCCGTACAGTCCTAGCCAAGTTCGGGATTCTCTTACAATGCCCTAACTCACACAGACGGTTAATTATCCGCTGGATATTCCCTCGACCCTTACGGTTGGTCATATACAGGATCTCGTCAATAGACGGCCCGTACCCGTACTCATTCCAGAACGATTCAATCACGTTGTAAATATCACGCTGGGTTGGTGTCATCTTTGATTCTTTGTATAAACTGTTCCGTCAAAATCTCAGCGCTCGCCTCTTGGCCTTTACGAATATCTATAAGGTGCGTTCGTTTTGCGTATAGGAAAGAAAGATACTGAGTTATCAAATCTATCTCTACTTCAACTTGTTCAAGGTTCATTTTCCGCATTCTTCCATACCGGGTTCATAAGTATATCCAGCCTCCCCCGGCCCCACGTTGATAGTCCCGTTGGGGTCAAGATCATATCTGGCGACTTGCCCGTAAACGTTGTTGGTTAGTTGCAACAAATACTGAATATCGTTAATAGACAGTTGCCCCATAAGCTGGAGGATCTTCATCACGGCAACGTCATTATCTAAAGGGGTGGGTTTTACAATAGCTTCAATCATGCGGGTTCCTTAAAAATTTTGATATATTTTTTACGGCTTTTTGTTAAAAAAGGGTAACGGGGGGTGTTTCTGTAATCAAATCATATAGTTATGCGATAAAGTTAAAGTGGGGTGTACCATCTGTAAACGTTTACACTTTTTTTTCTTTAGGAGAATCAATGACTTGCGAGTCATCAATTTCTGGTGATTGAGTGTGGGGAATAGTATGCATGGTCTGGCTGACACCATCAGGCTCATTTTGGGGGGTGGCGGGTGCGTGGGGGTCAGAATCTACATTTTCCCTAAGGGTCGGGGGTTTGATCTCGTCCAGCAGAGACTTAGCGTCTGAGTAATCCACCTCTATGCTGTTCCTTCGCATGGCTTCCCTTAGCTTATCCATTAGGCTAGCCTTAGCATCACTAGACTTATGTATGATCGTGGTTTCTTTCGTCTCGGTGAATAGGTTCACTCCATTAGACTTGCCCAATAGCTCTAGGGATCTCACTCTAGTAGCGGGAGGAATGTCCTCACTTAAAGCATGAAGGGTAAGCTGATGTAAAACTAACGCCTTCAATTTCTCGTTAGAAAGATATTCCTGAGCTTCAAACGCTAGGCGGAAGGCTTCGATCTCTTGGGATACTTTGGGGATACTTGCGAGCTTAGACGCTTCACTTCCTACTGTATTCGTGTTCCCCTTAGACTTATAGACTTTCCTATATGCCTTAGCCTTTGGTTCACCGAGTGCTACCTCCCTTGCGAATTCCCTCTGCTTAGTCGTTAATGATCTTTTCTTACCTGATCCTATTAGGATTCTCTCAATAGGTAATTGATCCAATGATTCGCGAATAGCTCTCTTATTGAGCTTGAGATGATTAGCGGGCTTTTTAGGAATGGGACTATCAGTCATTGGTTTAGCTAGGGTATAAGATGGGAACATAATACCCCACCTGATAGCGGTTTGCTTAGAACCCCTGTAAATATATACAGGCTGGATATAAAACCATTAGGGAAACCGATAGCAATGTATTTATATAAAAAAACAATAAATAGCTTGCATGGTATGAATTACTTATGTTTATAATAAACGCATGACAGCGAGAAATTGATTTAATGTCTCAATGTTATAACCCTGAAACCCTTATAAATAAAGGACTTGACCATGTTATCAACCATTGAGAAAGCAATTACTAAGCGGGTAATAGAGACCGCATTCAAAGCGGGCTATTTAGTCGGAGCTGAGGCGGGAGAGTCAGCCGACATCAAGCCCACCGATAACCTAGAGGAAATTCTAGACTCGGCATTTTCCTATGATGTAGTGAGCCTGATCCTACAAGCCCCTGATTATGACGAGGAAGAGGATTTGCGGGAATGGATCGAGCTGGATTTTTTTGAGAGTCAAAAATACATTATTAGTAATTATTCAGTAGGTCTCACCGCATTCATGAAGGATATGAGTTTTAAAGGGCTTGTTATAGATTTGTAAGGTCGAAACCCCGCAAGGGGTCTAGGTGTTATGCACCTACTGATGAGACCAACAAAACGGAGGATTTATGTATTTCAAACCATTAGACGATTTAGATTTATCCAAGCTGGACAGAATACCCGCTTATTCTTATCCAGCAATAGCGGATAGCGTATTACGGGGAATTGTGAAGGGTTTACAGGCTCATGGATATAGCGAGCTTATGACTCAGGTTTTTATTACTTCGAAAATCCTTCGGAGCGAGCTGGACGGATCTCTGGAGGATAAATTAGAAAAATTGGGTAAACAACTAGCCGATAAAGTAGCCGATTCTTATCGGGAAGATTGTGAAAGATGGGCAGAAGAAATTATTTACGAAAACTTAGAGGAGGAATTATGCAGATAACCTATCACGCAGACCCATCTCATGGATGGGCAGAAATACCCGTAAGCCTTATTCAAGAGCTTGGGATTAGCGAGCAAATAAGCCCCTATTCCTATGTCAAGGGAGATAAGGCTTACCTAGAGGAAGATTGTGATTTAGGCTTGTTTTTACGGGCTTACAAAGCAACGGGGAGAGAGGTCTCATTTACCGAAAACCATATAAATCAGGATCATTGGATTCGCAACTTACCACGCTGGAGCAAATTATGACCATATACGAGCAAGAGGGCTATACCTCACGCAAGGATTACCTAAACAATTTGGCGGAGGAATTTGGAGTATCCCCGTCTCAGGTTTATATGCTAGCTGGATTACTTGGCAAAGATGAAGATTTTGACGGGCTAGTATCTATGCTGGGAGACTTGGAGGGCAGTCATGACTTCTAACCAATGGACGCATTACACACTCACAAGGGCTTACGCTAGAGGGATCTTGACCGCCCAACAGGTCGCTGAATTTATTGCTTTATATAGGGGGCTTAAATGATTACAGAGGACGATTTTACAAGGGTAAACAATGACGCTAACGGGAATCCCCGATTTGTATGCCATTTTTTGAGTTTTACAACCCCGTCAGACCTTGCCGAGTATATGGGAATGGATAAGATTACGCAGAAATATAATCTTGCCCTATCCCGTGCAAAGACTTTAGGCGGGAAAAAATTCCACAATAAACAATTCGGAGGCGGGATTGTTTTTTGCACTTACAGCCTCAGGACATTATGCGAAGAGATCAACCAATTACTTACGGGGGAATTATGCAACAAGTAAACACTAGAGGCGAATTAAACGGGGCTGGATTTTCTGATTATCGGGTTATGGAAACTAACAACGGAGCCGAACCCGTTGAAACTACCCGCCAGCTATTTTGGGAAATGCTGGAAATACTACCGCCTAAAAAATGGACAAGAGGGAATGACTGCGAGTCTTTTTATGTAATGGAGGCTCTTACAGGAGACTTACACGAATGGCATATTCGCATTGGAGAACGCTATTTTGCACTTATCGCACCTAGAAGTCTAAACCATAACCAAGTAATAGAGAAAGTATCTAAGGCTCTCTGATGATGGGATTATTTCCCGAAACAGTCGCAAGACTGTCAGAGTCATAAACAATCGGAGGATTAAATGAGCATAACAAAAGGCGGGGATTTATTCTGTGCAGTCAGGAATGATTTAGGCGGGGATTTTGACATTATGGGATTTGAAACCTATCAGGACATGATAGATTTTTGCGATTTTAATAGCTCATATATGCCATTCGAGACCCGTTTATTTAGTTTGAATGACGCTAAAGCAATTTTTGAGGGGGTTATATGAACCAAAGCGATATGGAAGCAGTTTGGAAAATGCTTACGACAATCTGGTCGGAGCTTCTATCCTTCGGGGTAGTGCTAGCGGGCTTCTATGCTATATGGCTATTAGTCTCGGCAATTCTTAAATGGACGAAGGTTATATGAAACTATCAAAATATCGGGTTAGCTTGCATGAGGATAAAGGAGATAAATTTACTCTTTTTTTTGACTGTTGGGCAGAAGACACCGATCATGCCGAAGAACAGGCATTAAACGCCTATCCCAACGGGGAAATTATCAACGCAATTATTAAGGGGGATTTATGAACTCAATCAGGACGCTAGAGACCTCTCTCATATGGCAGAGATTCATTTTAAATAAAACAACCGACCCAAAGCAACGGGAACGGGCAAAGCGAGCCATAGAGAAGCTGGAAGCAGAATTACAACAAGCCTTAGCCTATAAACACTAACCGAAAGCCCCTAATTTTGGGGGTTTTGGGGTAGGGTTTACCCTTACTGTGGGAGGATTTACACATGGCAAAAGGCAAAAAACCAGCATGATTTACTACGCTGGCAGACAGTCTTTTTTATGGTTTTTTATTTTGGCAGACACACGGAGGAGTTATGGAAATTATTAAAGTTAGTCGGGGAACAATGATTGAACACCTATCGGAATCGGAATTATCCCATTTAGAGCAGTTTTTTGAAGATGAAGTGGAAGACATCATTTTGAATGGATACAAAGGATTAAACCAATACACGAATGAAGAGCTAATGAAGGCTTATCGTGAATGGGTAAGCGAAGACCCTGATTATCCCGTAATTATTAAATTGGAGGAAGTATGCAAAGTATGAAAATTAAAGCCTATGAAGTAGTCATACATAATGAATGGTATGAAGACGGGGCGAATGTTTTAATCGGGGTCGTGGAAGACGGACACCCTGAGGACGCTTATTGGGATTGCTGGGCAGATGAAAAGATTTATTTTTATCTTACTGTTGAGGAGATGGCTAATCTAAAAGTCGGTGATGTTTTAAATGATGGGGAAGAGTTCACCATTTTAGAAATTGATCCAGAGCCTTCGATTTACGAAATTGAATATGACGAAAAGGAGTATGAAAATGCCTAGTTATCAAGTATTGGCAGAGATTCACGCTTATGTAGTAGTGGAAGCCGACAACGCAGACGAAGCGGAAATGAAGGCTTTTCAAGAGTGGAAGACGGGCGAATTTGTCATTGACGAATCACCTATTTTTTATTGTGAAGAATGCGATCTTATCGAGGAGGATTGATGGCACACGCAATTATTGAAGTTGCAGTATTAGCTTGCTTATATTTTTACATCAACAGAGGAGATTGAAAATGCTTAATACGAAAGAATATACCAGCACTATCACACTTGTTTTCGATCATAACAATGGTGAGGCTGAGTCCGTTGAGCAATACATTAAAAATACCAAAGAATATTTTTACGAAAGTTTTAATATCAAATTGGCAGACGAAGAAATTACTAACATTCAGGAGGTTCAAAATGCCTAATTGGTGCGACAACACATTGGAATTAAGACACGAAGACCCCGCCATGATTAAGCGGGCTAAAGAGGCTTTTGAGGCTGGCAGACTGCTGGACGAGTTTATTCCCGTCCCTCAACAGTTGGCGGACACAAGAGCCGGATTTTATGGGAAAGACACTTACGAACAGGAATTGCTGGAAGCAACCGAGGCATTGAATGTTAAATGGTTTAAGCATAAGAATTGGTGGGATTTTTGCGTCCAAGAATGGGGAACAAAGTGGGATGTAGGAAGAGATGGCTATATCAATACAGAAGACCCTAATTATCTATCCCTATCCTTTCAATCCGCATGGAGTCCACCGATTGACGCATACGCAAAATTAGTGGATATGGGATTTGAAGTTTACGCACTTTATTATGAATCGGGGATGGGGTTTTGCGGGTGCTTTGATCAGGGCATAGATGATTGTTATTCTATTGATGGAAATTCAGAATGGGTAGTAGATTGCATTCCTGATTACATTGATGAGGCTTTTTGCATTTCTGAAAGCATGGCAGAGTGGGAAGAAGAAAATAGGGAGGAAGAAGATGTATCAAATTAAGCCAATAGTTTGGGGGAATCCAGATTACGGGCAAGACCCCAATAAACCGCCTTATGGAATTAAACCGCAGACTATTAAATCTGATGACCTGAAGGAACTGAAGAAAAAGGTTCGGGAATGGCAATACGAAAATGATGTAGGCGGAGGTAATTGGGGAAGTCCAGCAGTCTATCAGGACGGCAAAATTCTCGGCTATATGTCTTACAACGGGAAGATTTGGGATAAATCAGTTTGGGATAACAAAGCGAGGGAGGTCGCATGACTAAATATTTTGTAGTTTTTACTGAAGAATCTACTAAAGATCATGGATTTTATGTAGACGCAGAAAGCAAAGAGGAGGCTTATTTGAAAGCTGAGGATAAGTATTTTAATTTCCAAAATGCTGATTTTGTATCTACCGGCTATTCAAAAACTCTAGGTCATGAAGTGGAGGAAATATGAATTATTACTTAATTGAATACCATCACGATTCAGAAGGATACAAATATGCTGAATTTATGGCAGAAGATCAATTTGAGGCAGTCGAAGAATGTAAAAAAATCCCTTTTTGCGGATACATTCAAAATGTTTATATGCAATTAAGACAATGGGAACGGGAGGACGCATGAGCCAAGTAAGAGTGAGAAAAGATTTAGCGGAAGAAGGCATTTTAATTCCGGCTGGCATGGCATACA